AAAAAAAAAAAAAAAAACTGTTGTACTATACTATAATATTCATCATATTTATTAATAATGATTCAATGTGTATTATAGATTTGAATGATTTATGTATATTTTTATTTATATCAGAATATAAATCAATTAAATTTATTTTTTTAGATAGTGAAATATTTTTAAGTAAATTATTAAATATAGTATTTATGATAAAATGAATATTATAATTTTTAGATATTAGTTCATATAAAATATCTCTAATTTTTATTATATTACTTACTTTTTTAGATATAATTAATTTAATTATTTTAGTTGTGTAATAATTATATGGTTCTATATATTTAGTAACAGTGTTAATAGTTAAAACTGGAATTAATGTATTTAGATTCACGTCATTATCTAATGTATTAATATCAATATTAATATTATTATTTTTTAAAAAATTATATACTTCTGTTTTAGATGGTTTTGGAATTTTTAAGAGTAAAAAAAATCCTTTGAAAAATGTATTTACATTAGATTTATTTGATATTAATATAAATTTAATACCATGTTGTTTCTCTAAAATATTTTTTAGTATTAATAATGAATAATAATTTATATATTCAATATTTTTTATTATAATTAATTTAAATTTACATTTATTATTTATATCTGTATTAGAACATAAATATAGTAATAATTCATCAAAATTTTTTTTATTAAAATATTTATCTAATATTATTTCAAAATGATAATCGCTTGAATTAAATTTTAACTCTTTATTATTTATTTTAATACAGTTTTTTTTTGATACAATATTTATTTTATAAAATGAATTTATAAGACACCGAGCAATAGTTAATTTTCCACTACCTTCTGAACCATACAATAATATATTAGATATATCATTTTTATATAATCTTATTAATTTAGATTTTAATTTGGTATGTAATTCAAAATCATCAATATATACTGGGTTGTATTTATTATAATTCATCTATTTAATCATATTATTTTCTTTAATGTGTTTTAAAAATATATTATATAATTATAATGAATCTTTCTAATTTATATATGAACATACCAAATTTAGGATTAATACTATATTATATTGTATTTATTGTAATAATTCCATCAATACTTTTTAAAAAATCAATAATGTTATTAAAATATTATTTACCAATGACATTAGTAATAGCTCATTTATTTACTCTTGTTGGAAATAAAAAAGTAATTGGAAACTTGTACACATTAGAACCAAATACATTAATATCAAAAATATCAACTTACATAATAAATATTATAGCTTTATTTGGTATATTATGGCAAATTAAAGATTATAGTCCAAAGAACATGTTATTTTCAGGAATAATTTTACTAGTTCTTGTGTTTGTAATTTCAAGAACAGTATTAAAAGATGTATTAGACCATGTTAATAATAATTTAGAAGAAGAGCACAAGTATAATTTGCCATTAGTATTTGTTGGATGTGTGTATGTTTTACTATTAATTATAATTCAATATGGCATGATAAAAATATCTCACAAATTTATTGATGAAGGAAACAATCTAACTAAAACTCAACAATTTGTTAAAAACTTTGATTTAGCAAATATTAATTCTTTCAACAACAAATTGCGTTAAAGAAATTGTAAATAAGATAGTGTCTATTAATATGGATAGTATTGTTCATTTTGAAGCGGCTTTGTTTTCTAATTTACAAAGTGAATTCCAAAAATTAATGAATGCATTACAAAAATCAACTAATACACACACACTTAAAAAAATATTATTATTAAATGAACAAATGAGATTATTGGAAAATATGATGTATGAACTAAAAATTGATATTTATTCTAATAATACATCATTAAATTCTGATAATAAACAAATGATTGAGGACTATTCCAAACATCAAGAAGTTATTGATAAATTTAAACCATTAATGTTATACTATAGATTCTTATTGAACTAATATTCTTATGATATGTTTAAAATGTGTTTTTAAAATTTGATTTAAAAAATTCTTGTAATTTATAATTAATGTTGTCTTTAATTCAAAAAAGATTTTTCCGGGAAGCTGTATACAATACAATATTTCCAAAAACAAATATATCTAATGGAACTAAATTAATTTATGCAAAAGATATTATTTACAATTGTTTAAAGAAACAAGGTGTATCAGATGCTTTTATTTATTCTGGTGGTAGTATAATGCCAATAATAGACACATTGTATGATGGAGATATTAATTACTATGTTAATTCTCATGAACAAAATTGTGGACATGCTTTAACTGGTTTTTCTAAATCTAATTTAGAACATACTAAAAAAGCAGTAGTTATGACTACAAGTGGACCTGGATTTACGAATTTAATTACACCAATGTTAGATATGACAAATGATTCAACACCAGGAGTTTTCATAACTGGACAAGTACCATTATCGGCAATTGGTACTAATGCTTTTCAAGAAGCACCATCAGTTGCCTTAAGCAAACATGTAACAAAATATAGCACACAAATAACAAGTATAATGGATATAGAAAGTGAATTTGATAAAGCATTTGATATTGCTTACAGTGGAAAAATGGGAGCAGTTCACATTGATATTCCAAAATGTATTGCTTCAAGTAGTATTCTAGAGGATGAATATAATTATTTATTAAACAACCAAATTACAAATTATTATCCAGCAATTGATTTTGATATGTTTAATATAGAAAATTATGATATAGATAATTCTGTAAATGCAATTAATAATAGTAAAAAACCAGTAATATATTTAGGTCAAGGATGTGTAAATGATTATGAACTTCTTAGAAAATTTGCGATAAATGGAAATATACCAGTTATTTCAACCATTCATGGATGTGGTATATTTGATGAAACACATGATCTTTCATTACAATGGTGTGGAATGCATGGAAATGCTACAGCTAATTATACTTTACAGGAGGCAGATTGTATAATAGCGATTGGATCACGGTTTGATGATAGGACAACTGGATTAGTTGAAAAATACGCACCAAAATGTTTTGAAGCCTATAATAATGGTTATGGTGGCATTATTCATGTTAATATTGAAAAAGAAGAACTGAAAAAGGTTGTTGATAGTCATTATAATTATAATATGAGTTGTAATGATTGGTTAAAAAAAGCTATAACTAATATTAAATATGATTCTAGAACAAACTGGTTATCATATATAGACACTTTAAAAAAAAAGCATCCGTTTACATATAATGAAGTTCCTAACAAATTATTTATGGAAAATGTATTAGTTGGAATGTATGAAAAAACGAAAGAGAAAAATACTATTATTACAACAGGGGTTGGTAACCATCAAATGCAAACATATCAATACATTAAATCAAGTTATCCAAAAAAAATATTGTCATCTGGATCATTAGGGGTAATGGGTGCTGGATTGCCATATGGAATTGGTGCTAAAATTGCTAATCCAGATAAAATGGTTATAGTGATTGATGGAGATTCTAGTTTTAATATGACGTGCAGTGATATGAAAACTGTAGTTGAAAATGACATACCAATTAAAATTGCTATTATGAATAATAATTCACAAATGATGGTTACAATATGGGAAAAATTATTTTTCAAACAAAGATATACAGCAACACTAAATGAACGGAACCCTGAATTTACAAAATTAGCAGAAAGTTATGGAATAAAATCCATAAGTTGTGATTCTTTAGAAGACTTAGACCAAATATTAGACACATTTATTAATTATCCTAAAGCAATTTTATGCGAATTTAAAATAGAACAAGGTATATGTCTACCATTAGTCGGTCCAGGTAAAGCATTAGATGATATGATTTTACCAGAAAATTATGATACTAAAATAAATGAAATGAATAATAAAAATCTATTAGCACCATCTTAATCTTTTATATACAATGTATTGAATAATTTATCTGGCCATATATTTGTGACACAATAATTGTATTTTGAATATGTATGATGTGTGTTGTGATGATTTGCTAAACTAGGTAAATATGATGGATACCAATGTAAAATAGTATGTATTATATAATATTTAAGAAAGGCAAAAATACCTACATATAATTGATAATATACACAAAATGCTATTACTATTATAGGCCATCTTTCAATTCTTATATTCATTTTTTTATTTACTATATTTTCTCTAACTTGTTTGTGATGTATGTAATGATTAGAATTATTAATTAAATGTAATGTATAATGTATAGTCCATTCGCATATGGGAGAAACAACTAGAATTATAAATAAATAGTCTAAATATAGTATCATTTATAAAAAATAACATAAAATAATCTTAAATAGTATTAAATTATTGTGTTTTTTTTTCTAAATTATTTTTTGTTTTTTATAGTAAAATTTCGGGTTATAGTTCCACCAACATTCATTATGTTATACTTTTTCTTTATCTTTTCGTAATATAATCTTGTCTTTTTCAAAATTTTATTGGGTTGTATTAATCATTATTAATTGTAATATATTTAATTATGAATATTGAAGTATTTTTCAAGGTTTTTCCATACAATAACAAACACAACATTTTGTATACCATGAATCAACATTCTTGTTTTTAGTCCTCTTAAGAAAAACTCGCTGTAATTTTTGTTTGTATAAATATCGGTAATAGTCGACATATAACTTACAGCGATTGGACTTGATTGTTTATTAATTTTAAGAATCCGTAATGGATTAGTTAATATATCACTAGCTAATGATGATGATAAACCAATTAATCCATTTTTAATATTAAATTCTATACCAGATGTATAATTAGCTTTATATTTACTATCTAAATAATTATGAATATTAAACCAAACATAGGTACCAATAAAATTATTTAATATCCAAGGAGTAGCGCCATAATACAATATATTATAACCATTTGATTTTATTTTCTTTTTTAACATATTTACGCCTTTTTTACCCTCAACTTGAAGGACTACATCTAATGTATCTAACGGAATAAGAGATAGTTTTGTTAAACTTGAAATTGTTGAAATAAATAGTAATTGTTCATTTTGTGTAAAATTACTATGTTTGCTATAATAATAACCATTCAGTTCAGCGAATTTACAATTGGAAGCAACAATCAAAGATGGTATATAACCTCTGTAAAATCTTAAAATTCCACCATTATTGTATAGTGTTTTGAATGTAGTTCTAAAGTCTGTGCCATATCTATATTGGTAATTATTTATTGTTCTTAGCCATAACAATGATGATACTTGAATTACACCACTTGTGGTACCAGTTTTAAGAGCATTAGTAGAAGACTCAATGAATGAACTAGTATGTTCTATCATTTATTTTTGTTATTACAAAATAATTTATTTCAATTTTATTTGTATGTATATTATATGTCTAAATCTGAAACAGATTGGAATATTATAGATACTAAAACTGATGAAAAACTAAACAAAATAGATACTAAATTAGATTTATTATTATCTAAAAATGATAATTTTATTTTAAATAAAATAGAAAATATTGAAAAGCAAATAGAGTTGTTAAAAGAAAAAATAGATTCATTAGAATCAACTAATTCTACACGATTAGCAAATCATGTATGGAGATCACAATCTGGATTGCTATCTGTACCAAATTTATCAAATCATTATTTAAATAGAAATACATCATATGATAATTCTAATAATATAGACTAATCTTACTCTTGTACTTGTACTGGCATAACTGGATGATCTATTGTATCTGTACAATTAAAAATACCAAGCATTAAATTAGATATAGATATAAGAACACCATATATACCAAATCCAATACCAATAGGCGATATTCCAATAACTAACAATGACATAATTATTTGACAATATGACCTGCTATAATGTATTACTGGTTCAACATCAACATCTTTATTACTATATTCTACAAATAATACTACAGGAATATTTACAAATACTAATACAGATATCACTAATTTACACAAATCAAATTCATTATTAGATACATCAATAAATCCACTTATACTACTTATAAATAATCCAACGTAACTAATAAATGTTAAATATTTAACTATATTGATAATTCCAAACATTTAATTATTTATTCTAAATTATCTATAAATTATTTATTTTTATATTTTAAGTAATAAATTTAAAGAAATTATTACACAACTAATTATTGAACTATGAAAGCACATATCATTAAGGCTTTAGAAAAAAAATTGAGGTTTAATAAAATAAAAAGCGATGAGTCTGATGGTATTTTAACATCAGATGATGAAGAAGAAGTTTCAAAATCGGTTATATATAAATGGTACAATAATCGTTATTTTTCTATTAAATATTTAGGCCGTGGTACATTTTGTAGAGTATGGTTAGTATATGACATAATAGATGATACTTTTTATGCTATGAAAATATATTTTCCAAACTATTATGAAGATTCATTACATGAATTTAAGATGAATAATCTAGTAAAAACGAATAATAATATAATAAAAATGTATGATAATTTTGTATTAGATAAAAGTAATATATTTATATATGAGCTTATGGGATTAACGTTATTAGATGTTATGGATTTATATGACAATTTAATACCAATTAAAATTGTAAAAAAAATAACACTAAATATATTGAAAGGATTATCAGAACTTCATTCAAACAATATTATTCATTGCGATTTAAAACCTGAAAATATAATGTTTAAACAATTAAATCCAAATATTAATAATATATTAGTTGTATTAAAAAATATAAATTTAAAATCAACGTATGAAAAAATGATTTTAGACAATTTACCAGATGATTATAATATATTAGATAAATGTAAAAAAAAAAATATAAAAAGAAAAGTAAAGACCAAATGTTTATCTGTATTAGGAAATATTATGAAATCTGAATTAGAACAACAGTTATATTATGATGATGACGTATTAGTATTTGATGAAAATAGTGTTTGTAAAATAATTGATTTAGGAAATAGCGACATTGTTGGACACGACAATATTGATGAAATTAATATACGATGTTATAGACCACCAGAAAATATAATGAATGAATTTTACAATGAAAAAGCCGATATATGGGCATTGGGATGTATATTGTACGAACTATTTGCTAATGATTATTTATTTGATATTCAAAATAATATAAGTGATATAGAAAAAAATAGATTACATTTAAGTGATATGTTTAAAATAGTTGGATATCCATCAAAAACAGAAAGATTAAATTGTGATTTTTTTAAAGAGTTATTTGATATTAAAGGAAATATAATTAATTATCACAATACTAAAACTATATGTTTAAAAGAATCATTTAGTGATATTTATAATAATGAAAAAGATGCTATAGATAAATTTATTAAAAAATTATTAGATGGTAATGTTATAACACGTTGGTCAACTAAACAATTATTAAATGACATATGGATAAATAGTTAAATATATTTAGCGGTTAAAAATAAAAAAAAAAAAATTTTTAAAATTTATAACATGTCTAAAATATCGATGCCTTCAACTGATACATTATCTCAAGCCGCAAAATTATCAATTAAAATATCAAAACCTATATGCTTTTACTTTTACATTGATTCATGTAAAAATAGTGCATCCATTGTAAATGCTGATGGTGAAAAAATAATATACAAAAATAAAGAAGAACATACATCTCCAATCAAAAACACATACAAAGTCGGAAATGAATATTTAGTAGTAACAGAAAATACTATATATATAATATCATGTAGCACGCGTGTTGGACAATAAAAATTTATATTTTTTTAATTTAATGATTTTTAATCTAAAAAAAACTATATTTAGTTTTCATAATAAACGATATATTTCACAACAGAAATTAAGACATTATTTACTTGAAAAAAGACAAAATAAATGTATTTTATGTAACTATAATTATCCATATAAAATATTAGAAGCCGCGCATTTAAAACCTAGAACTGTACTAAATGAAAAAGAAAATGTCGATTATAATAACGTAGAATTTATGTGTCGAAATTGTCATAAATTTTATGATTTAGGATTGATTAGTGTTTTTAATGGGTTAATAATAAAATCTAAAGAATTACATAATTATAGTTATAATATATCGAATAAATATATTGATAATTATAATTTCAATAATGCATTGTACTTTAATTATCATTTTTATACTATTTTTATAAAAAAGGAAACAAAAAATAAAATAAAAAATAATTATTAATTAAAAACTAAACTAAACTATAGTGTACTATTTAAATATTAAAGTGTTTAGACATAAACTTATTTTTAGCTTGTTTCTTGAAAAACCAACCATTCAAATCACCTCTCCACCATCCACCTTCATAATAATTAACTCCACTATATATGTAATTATTATCAGATTTCAGAACCCAACCTTTACCATATTTAATAAATTTTGGAACTGGTTTATCTTCATTTGTTAGAAACTCACTATCTCCATGTACACATTCAAAACTTTCTTCTGTAATACTAGATGTCAATGTAGTTGTTTCTTCTTCTACACTATGTTCTTCAGAATCTTCTTGTTCAGATTTAATAATTTTAGCACCCATATTCATCAGTTCATCAACATATTTAGCCTTGAAAAACCAACCCTTTTGTTTCTTATTCCAAAATCCAGTCATAAAATATTTGGTACCATAGAGTTTATCATTTTTAGATGTTTTAAGCAGATATCCAAGCTTGTATTCTTCCAATGCCATATCAGACAAATCAAGTCCAGAAAAATCTGCCATTTCAGACTTTACAGTTTTTTTAGTTTTAGTAGTTTTTTCCTCTGTAGTATCAACCCCAGTATAGACACTTACACCGGTTTCAATAAGCCAATCATACATATTTTCCTTAAAAAACCATCCATTTTGTTTTGACATCCACCATCCACCATGAAAGTATTTTTCTCCAAAATTATCATCATTTGTTTTAGGTACAATCAAATATCCTTTTCCATAAGAATACATAGTCATTGTTGAAAGATCAATTTCAGTTCCTTCAACAAATTCTGGTGTATCATATTCAATGTCGTCATCTTCTTCAACTGATACTTGGGCTCCATTTTCAATTAGCCAATCGTACTGATTTGCCTTAAAGAACCACCCATTTTGTTGTGGCATCCACCATCCACTATGAAAGTATTTTTGACCAAAATGTTCATCATCTGTTTGAGGCATCAACAGATATCCTTTTCCATATTCCCAAAGTGTCATAGTTGTCAAATCCGATGATGTTACAGTAGTACAGATGTGTGTTACTTCTTCTTCACTATCAGTTTCAACCGGCTCATTATCAGTTGTCAGTTTAGCACCAGATTCAATTAGCCATTCATAGTCATCTTCTTTGAAAAACCAACCATTTTGTTTTGGCATCCACCATCCATTATGAAAATATTTTTCACCACTATTTTCATCATCTTTTTGAGGCATCAACAGATATCCTTTTCCATAAGACAATACTGTCATTGATGACAAATCTGTAGTAAGGGGCTCTTCTTCGTCAAACTCAGAAACAGTTGCTCCATTTTGAATAATCCAATCATATTCAGATTTCTTAAAGAACCATCCATTTTGTGATGGAACCCACCATCCATTATGAAAATATTTCTTACCAAAATAATCACTATCTGTTGGTGGTTCAAGGAGATAACCACTTCCATATTTCCAAACAATCATATTACTAAAATCAAGTTCTGGATCATAATCAGTATCAGTCATTTCAATCAATGTTTTCGCAGCATCAAGTTCGTCATCGCTATAAATAGCATCATAGATCTTGATACATTTAGTTTGATGAATATAAATAGCACTTGTTTCAGAACAATTTTTTCTCATATAAGCTTTAGCCTTAGCTTTAGTATTGAAATATGATGTATAAGTACTACCATCACTTGTTAGTTCCGTAAGTGTGTAAGATGATTTCTTGGCTTGGTTGTCCAAAAATTGTTGCATGTATTTAAAAGTTGTAGTCATTGTATTTGTTTTTATACTTACATTATTCAATTAATTCTTAAATCAATTTTATAAAATCATAATAAAATTGTATATAGTTAAAATATAGTAATTAATCTAATTTATTTAGGAGTCTTGAAAAAAGATATACTACAATAATCAGTCCTAATATATAGTACAAATAATACTTATGGGTGCCATTTTGAAATTTAATAGATCGGTTTATATAATATTTGGAAACATCATTTAATGCTAATGCTAAAACAACCATAAAAATATAATTAATAGTTGTTATCATGTTTTTATATTTTTTGTCTGAATTATTATTGGCATTATTATTACTATTTTCATTAATATAAACTAATTCTTGAGCTGTATTAATATTATTCATACTATTTAAACTATTTGGATTTGTCATTACATGATTGTTCATCGCTGCATTGTTCATCGCTGCATTGTTCATCGCTGCATTGTTCATCGCTGCATTGTTCATCGCTGCATTGTTCATCGTACCATTGTTCATCGCACCATTGTTCATAGAATTCTGATTCATGGTTGTTAAATCTAATTGAATATTATTCATCTTTATATTATTATCATTTATTTTATTATTAGTAGTATTTAATAAATTTGACTCTATTTTAGGTATTAAGTTGATATTATTATTAATACTATTTTTATCAAATACAATTGGTTTTGTTAATGGTTGATTTGCTATTTTATTATTAGATGGATTAAAATTGTTTTCTTGATTACCATTCAATAATGGTGAATTATTTATAATAGAAAAATAGTCATCGTCGCATCCACAATCTTCGTCTAGAAGTTTCATATATTCTATTACAATATATTAATTATGCCATAATTTTGTTTATTAATATGCCTTTTACAAAAATTATTGTTTTTTTTTGAATGAGTACATTGTATTTTTCCATAATTTTTTTTCCATATATAAGCTATACAATTATTTCTATTATATTCATTATGTTTAATGAATGGTTTGTTTATTTTTCGTATTAAATATTTATTCTCATATGATTGATAATCAATCGTTAAATTATTTATATCGTAAAAATCTCTTAATATTTGTCTTTTATAATTATTTAAAATATTATCTAATTTGGTCATTGTATGAACAGATATATAAAAATCCATAATATAATTTATATATGTAAAAAATATTATTTCAATTTTATTATGTTGTATTAATTTATAGGATGAGTGATGAGGGATTGATTTTAAGCGCACCAGCACCAGCAAACGCGGATGATGATGGCGCTAACGAAGATATGGGTGAACATGATTACGAAAATATGGATGGGGAGGGGGGGGCGGATCAAATTATGACTCCATTGGAGGAGGATACTTTAGCAGATGTAGCACCAGCAAGCGGGACCGGGTCGAACACATCGTTAGTACCGGTCACTAATGCCAAGGCTAAGAAAGACTGGAGCATGTTGGGAAATTTAAAAAAAAGATTAGGGCAATCCTCAAAGTCAACTACTTTTACAGCGGAACAGAGGGAAGATATGAAAAAACAAAGGAAGGAAGCGGAGACGCAGAGAAAAAGAGATGAAAAACAAAGGAAGGAAGCGGCGACGCAGATAAAAAGAGATGAAAAACAACGAAAGTCTGATGCTTCACTGGCTAAAAAAAAGGAAAAGAAAACCAGAAAGGATGAAGTGAAAGAGGCAAAAAAAAGAAAAAAAGAAGAGGCCCAAAAGAAAAAGTTGATGAATAAATTAGACAAATCTGTGGAACAAAGGGACAGTCAAGAAATGAAAATGGGAAGCGAAGAGGGAAAAGTTCAGACTAATGTGGATGATGAGGGGGGGGAGAACACATCAGACGCCGAGACTTCATCACAGCTAGTTGAAGGGGAGGATAGAGTTGAAGGGGTGTCCAATAATGATGTAGGTGGTAATGGGAAGGGTGATAATGTGGTGGGGAATAAAGGTACTGAAAAATCACCTATAGCACAAAATGTTAAGTTAGAGTTAGGAGGCAAGACCAAATTGGAGGATTGTACTGCCCCCATTAATTATACCGATAATAATGGTAATCTTTCAATGACTTTTTGTCCAGACCACGCTAAAACTACTGCGCAACAAAACATGCCTGTTAAACATGAACTTATCACAACTCTCTTACAACTAGCACACCAGTTAGCAACACATTCCGATCCAGGGAAGGCACAAGACCCAGCAGCCTCATCAACAGCCTCATCAATAGCCTCATCAATAGCCTCATCAACAGCCATCCCTCCTCCTCTCACAGAGCCGGCAGCAGCAGCGCAAGTCCATCGAGGAACAGGTTCAGATCCTGCCCCCCCCCCC